CTATTTTGCAAGCGGCCACGGTATCACATTCGACGGGATTTCAGCAATCGGGCGGGGCGGTGTGTTAACCATGCCGAAACGCACCGCATCCATCTGAGCGGCTACGTGGTCCTGTGCCTTTGGGTACAGATGGGCATAGGTTTCGCTTACAACTTTCATGGAGTCTCCAAGGCGTGCCGCCAGCATCGGAATATCATATCCCATCTTGATAAGCAGAGACGCATTTGAGTGCCGCAGATCGTGCAGGCGGATGCGCGGAATCCCGGCGCACGCAGCAGCGCGATCAAGCTCCCGACCGAGAGTGCTTTTTCCAAAGTAGAATATGCGGTCGCTGGGCTTCAGGTCATACAGCGAACCGCAGTACTTGCGGAATTCGTCAATGAGGAAATTCGGTGCGGCCAGGTAACGAATGCCGTTGTCGCTTTTCGGAGGGCCGAAGAATTCACGCCCTTTGCGGCGGTGAAAGGTCTTGGAAATGCTGAAATAACCGTCATCACCAAGATCGGCCGCGGTCAATGCAAGGCACTCGCCCTCGCGCAGCCCCAGCCAAAACAGAATCATAAGGGCCAGGTGCTTGGCGGGCGCATCAACGTAGGCGATAGCCTGGTTGAACTGGTCGAGCGTCCAGAAGCTGAATTCTTTTCGTTTCTTGGCGCCGATGGAGCCGGAAGCCCGGCACGGGTTGGCCGGCAGGTGATAAAAATTAACAGCATAGTTCATCAAGGCGCTGAAGCGTGAATGTATAGAGCGGAGATAAGTAGGCTTGTACGGATCCCCATCGGGCTTCCGTGCTGAAACAAGCGTGTTCTGCCATTTCCGCACATCGGCCGGCGTGATCGTGTTCACAGGTGTGTCTTTCCAGTAGGGTTCGATATGCGTTCTATACAGAGAATCCTTGCTGTCGCGCGTGCTTTCACGCAGCCGGGCCCTATCATCTTCGCGGTACAGTTCCCACAAAGCGGATACTGTCATATCACAGCTTCTGGACTGCTGAAACAGGAAGTCCCGTTCCCATGCTTTGGCGTCGCGCTCGCGGGAAAATCCCCGCTTTACTTTCCTGTCCGGCTGTCCGGCCCAGTTGGTATAACGGACTGATACCCACCATGTGCCGCGCTTTTCGTCTTTATAAACCGGCATTTTGCACCTCCATGCTCACCACAATATATTGTGGTTGCCACATATTTTTTGTAACTGCCAAGCAGAGCAAAATCAGAGCGTTATTGCTTTTTTGTGTCTGTATATCAGACACAAATGCAGATTCAAGTTTCAACAAAAACCATTGTTTTTGTGTCTATATTTGCGTCTGTATATCAGACACAAAATTTGTTTGTGTCGATGTTTGCCTCTGCTATACAGACACAAAACAGGCCGACACCTTATTTTATATAAGACTAAGACGATAGATAGATATAATATCTATCTATCCTGTAATAGATAACAGTGTGATACCGCGTGTAAGCACAAAGAATATCCGAATACCCCTATTATAACAGAGGCCCCGGCCGTTTGGCCGGGGTCTGTCGTTATTCGTAGGATTATAACGGAATTCGTAATATTACGGAAATGCTGTTTAAGAACAAAAAAAGAAACCACAAAGCGGGCATTGCTTTATGCATGCGCTGAGAACGAATCCAGAGGGGGTACAAGCGACTTTTTGGCTAGGGTAATATAAATTCACTATTTGGTATCAAAATCGATTTTTGACGCTTCTACGGCGCGATCAGATACTTGGAGGTGATTATGCTCTCTGTGGCGGCTAAGATGGAACATCATTGTATCATTTTTTTGTGTCTGATATACCGACACAAACTTTAGCTAAGTAAAGTTTGTGGCTTAAAATTGAGACGCAAACAACATATAGTGTTTGTTAATCAAAAAGAATATCACGGCAGAGCCAGCAACCTTGCTCCGCACAGCCGCTTTCATCCAACGAGAAACCGCGCCGGGTATAGAAGTCCTGCGCCGGGGAATTGTCTGCGGCGACGCTCAAATAAATTTCACGGCAACCGGCCTCCCGCGCGGCCGCGCGCAGAAGTTCAAGAGCTGCAGAGCCGATGCCGCGTCGCTGAAACTCGGCGCCGACCACAAATTTCTTTATCATCAACTCGCCGCCTTGCAATTCGTCGCAGCACAGATATCCGGCGACGCATCCGTCAGCCAGGATAATGAATGCCCATGGATTCCCGGCGATTTCGTACCCGACGGCCGAGAGCTCGAAGTTGACATATTGGTTTTGTTGTTGCGGGATAGAGACACCCGCAAGAAGCTCCATGTTTTCTAGCGTGGCATTTACCAGAGAAACATCCATGTTATCACCAGCCTTGTGCGTGTTATTTCGGGCGGAATGACGCAGACCGTCATAATGTGCCAGAGACAGGACAAGCGCCTTATGGCGGCGTTATGGTGGGTATATGAAGATGCCGGCCGCGCCGGGGAAAGGGGAGCGATATCATGGATGCAGAGTATCGCGCCGAGCTGCTTCGGCGCTTTGGCGAAGCAGTGGAGGATCTATCGCCCGTGGAGCTGGAGCAGCTGATGGACTATATCCGTGCGCTGCGACAAAGCAGAACTTGATTTCAGATGCCGGAGCTTTTATTTTTCCCGCTGGCTTTTCAAAAACTGGATATACTCCAACGCCTTTTCCAATTCGGCGTCCGACAGGCTGTTCGCTTCGGCGAGCAGCTTTTTTTGCTTTTCAGGAGGTTCTGGGGCATGGCCGGGATCATCGCTTTCGCCGGTGAGATATTCGGGAGTGGTATCCAATAATGTGGCGACTTGACGAAGATGCTCGGGTTTTGGAACGGACTTTCCTTTACTCCAATCGTTAAATATAGACTGATGCCGCCCAATTTGCGTAGCGATATAAAGCTTTGTGATTCCTTTTCTTTTTGCTAAGTCATTAAATCTGGTGAAATCAAACATAAAACAGCCTCACAATTTATAAAAAACAGCGAATTCCAAGAATATTTGAAAATATCATTGCTATCCAAGTTAGTTTGGATTATTATATAACCACAGACAAAAACTTTTTAAAAGAAAGGAACACCACACATGAACAACAAACGACGCGAAAAAATCTCGGACCTGATGGAGGAGCTCAGCACCCTCAAAGACCGCTTGGAGACCATCCGCGAGGAAGAGGACGATGCTCGGGACAACATGCCGGAGAGTCTCCAGAATTCTGAGAGGTACGAGCAATCGGAGGAAGCCAGCGAGAGCATGGAATCCGCCGAGGAAGCATTGCAGGAAGCCATCGGCTATCTGGAGAGCGTGGCCGAGGCGTAAAGGTGACTATTGATTCACGTCAGGATTATCAGTGCGCCCCAGCAAATAGTCTACGGACACGTTGAAGTAATCGGCAAGAGCGCAAAGAGTATTTACATGAGGATAATTTGCAGCGTTTTCAAATTGGCTAATTGCGGGACGTGAAACACCGACAGCCTCAGCCAATACTTGAGAACTTATTTTCCGCCCGGCACGAAGTAACTTTAACCTATCAGAAAAAATTTTTTGATCAAACATAAAATACACCTTGACAAAGTAAGTGATGCTTACTATACTGTGAATATGGTAAGTAGTGCTTACCAAGTTGAGAGAAAGGAGGCACAATGTACCTAATGTTGCGACGAGAACGAGAACAAAGAAAATGGTCCCAGACATATGTTGCAAAGATGGTGGGAATCTCAAGAGTTGCGATTCAAATGCTTGAAACAGGAAAAATAAAGCCGTCGTATGACGTCCTTATCAAGCTGCTAAACCTGTTCGGCTATGACGATCCGCGAAAGCTGTTCGGTGATAGTATGACATCTTCGGGCGATACCAACCCCGAATAGAAATAATCGTGCTCACCGTTCAGCGCGTTCCGCTGCAATGAACAGAATCCCGCCCCTTGCGCTTGCTACGAAGAGGCGGAACCCCCGAAGTTGTTTACCTCAATGACCGTTCCGGCCGCGGTGTTTTTCGGCGCATCAGAGGCGTCATAACCCGCCGGGTGTCCGACAAGCAAGATAGGACAAGATGGTCACGCCGCCGCTTAGGTGGTTCCGGTTCCACCAGTCCGCTCGTTGAGCGGACTACCCTTAGCCGGCGGCACACAGGTGGTACTTGCCCGCAGCTTAGTGGCGCGCGCGCCAGTGGCTGCTTGGTCTGTGTATTGGAACGGGTAAACTCAAAAGTTTGTTCAATGCAAATGCACCTCACTCACTATGAATTTGCCCATAGGGCAGCGATTTAATAGCGGGGCGTGCTGAACGGTGAGCACGAACACCACACAAGGAGGAAACATCATGGAATTCTATCGCATCCCATGCAAAGTTGCCGCGGTAGGCGGTGTGCTTGAAATCACATGTCCCGAGAATGATTGCATAATATACCGCAATTTATTTCGCCAGTACGTTGATCTGCGCTGCGACTATTACACGGGAGAAGATGTGCTCAGTGAAACCACCAAACAGCTTATGACGCTTCACAGCAGAGCGCTGGGCCTGGAACTCGAAAAGATGTTTCGGTTTAACGAAGCAGTTAGAAGTTTCCGGCAGGGGCATCTCTCAGAAGATGAGGAAACGATACCTCGATGCCACAATGGATCTTCGGCGCGGCCGAAGAGACAACAACGGTGAGCAACCACAACGGGTTAAAAGGAGAAAATCATGAAGTACGTAAGCGAACGGGTAATCAATATATCCGAGCTGGAAGAACTCATTCGGCTGTCTTATCATGCGGTCGTTGCGATAAGAAACGAATTGGACAAGCAAGAGCCGTCTGTCTCCCAAATGGCCTATCTTTCCGAGCAGGCGAAGCAGACTCTTTATGAAGCAGTGCACTTTGATTTCTGTGTTGAACGGAGAACGACCGTTTCTGACGACTAAGGCTTACGGGCGTCAATGCGGTCGGCAAAGTCGCGCAAATGGCTCATTGCTTCTCCTTCACATCCGAGCGCCCGCAGAGATAATCCAGCGACACGTCAAAGTAATCGGCCAAGGCGATAAGAACGGGAAGTGTTGGCTGGCGTTCTCCTTGCTCATATCGGTAGTAGCCCATTATGGATAGCCCAGCAGATGCAGCAATATCCTTTTTGAGCGCACCAGACGTTTTTTGCAATTCTTGAATTCGTTCTGTGAAAACAGCCATAGCGCCTCCCGCTCAGTGCCTTGCCGGATCATCGGAGCGGCCCACAAGGTAATCCAGAGATACGTCAAAGTAGTCCGCGAGGGAAAGGAGCCACGTTAGAGGCGGATTAGTATTTGCGTTCTCTAAATTTTTATAACGCAAAGTTCCCAAATGTGTGGCTTTCCCGACTTCTTGTATGGATAACCCTTTCTGGCTTCTTAGCTCTTTAAGTCTTTTAGAAAGACAAAAGATTTCTTCACATGCAAAAATCTGCTCTATAAACGAGGTGTCATCCGGTCTAGATGGATCATCGGTTTCACCCATTATATATTCAACAGTTGTATCAAACAGTCTGGCCATCAGTATTGCCTTGGTTATTGTGGTTTCCCGACGACCTTTTTCAATATCATTGATTGCCTGCATAGAGAGACCAACAGATTCACCGAGTTGTTTCTGCGTCATTCCAGCAGACTTTCGGAGTTCAAAAATACGTTGTCCAAAAATATTTTCAGAAGTCATAAAAAACACCTCTTGACACTATGCTAAAAGCATAGTATTATGAATATACGCTATTAGCGTAGTTTTAAGGGAAGGAGGACAAATGAAACTTATGTTAAGGCAAGAACGGATAAAAAGAGGTTGGACGCAAGATTACGTCGCACAAAAATGTGGAGTTTCATATCAAACTGTGTGCGACTGGGAAAATAGCCGAAGAAAACCTTCTTTTGATGTTCTTGTAAAATTGTTGGATTTATTTGAGATCAATGACCCGCGAACGATCTTTGCGGAAGCTAAAGAAGAGGGAGATCGTAGTTGAAGAAAAAAATTCACACTAGAAGAGTGGAACGAACACTTTAATCGGCAGCAGGACAAGGCTAAAGCGCGTCATCGTTTGCCTTATCATCTTAGAGTTGGAAATATCCAGAAAAAACCTTGTGAGATATGCGGAAGCATGGAAAATCTTGAAGCTCATCATGATGATTATAGCAAACCTTTGCAAGTTCGATGGTTGTGCCGTCGCCATCATAAACAGCTTCATAAAGAGTTGAAAGAGTCAAGTAAAAGCGTAACGTAGATATTAAAATTATGGGCGAGCCAGGAAGCACACGGCCTAACGCAAGTGGAAATTGCCAAAAAGGCCGGAATATCATGGCGGGCATATCAGACCTACGAAGCGGGTGACCGCATTCCCAAAGCGGATACCGCCAAGCTGATAGCCAAGGCATTGGGTAGCACCGTGGAAGAGCTTTTCTAAGGCACTGGCGGGAATGTCTTTTTGCAATACAGCGCCGGAGCGGCGCTTCAAGCGTATCCTGACGGATGCCGCGCTCGCCTTTCGCGCGGTGACCATCCCTCCCGGCGGGGTACGCTTGAAAGGCTGCTTCGGCCAAATGAAAGGGGAAATGACCATAAGAAAATAAGCCTTATGGACGTACATCCAAAAAAGCATTTGTATACCCACTCAAATGATACCATTCAAAGCGGTTTTGCGCAATAACTTTTTAACGACGGAAGGAGAGAAACATGGGAGTAGACGCACTGGATATCGGCATCAAGCTCAAGATTCTGAAAAAACAGGGAAAGCCCAGCACGCAGCGGTGGCTTTTAGGGGAACTTCGCAAAGACGGTTTCCCGGACCTTTCGGAATCCACGCTTTCCAGCATCCTGTCAGGGAATTATGTTGTCGGCTGCGCCCGCGAAGTGCTGACAAAAGCGGCGAAGATCATAGACGCGGCGGATAAAACCTGAGCCATTACTATTTTACCGCCAGAGAGGAAAATTCACCATGCAGACGGAAAACCGAAATATCTATAAAAAGCCGCGCGAAATAGCCGGTTATTCCCAGGAGCGGGCAGCTGAACTACTGGACATATCAGTGGAGAGCTTGCGCGCATATGAAACGGGGAGGCGCGTGCCGCCGGGTGAAGTGGTTGTGCGCATGATGGACCTTTACAACTGCCAGTACCTTGCGGTATCCCATCTCAGGACAAGCGAGGCGTGCGCATCCTTCCTGCCGGATGTGAAATTGCAGGATCTCCCGACGGCTATTTTGCGGCTCCAGAAGGAGCTGAACGACTTTCTAAAGTGCCGTGAAGAGGTGCTGGATATCACTTGTGATGGCGTAATTTCGCCGGAAGAGCGGCCCCGCTGGGAAAGGGTGCTGAAAGAACTTGACGACGTTTCGGCCGCTATTATGGCCGTGAAATTTGCGGATTGAGGTGATGGAAAATGAGACCGTTCCTTACATCGGATGATGTGATGGCGATAACGGGGTACAGCAGATCGCAGGCATATTTGATTATCTCGGAGCTGAACCGGGAGCTGGAGAAACAAGGCTATATGACGCGCCGCGGCTGCGTCCCGTCCCGGTTCTTCTGCAAAAAGTATTTCGTGGATGAAGATCAGGTAGAGGAGGTTTTGACGTGCAATACAGTACTTGCACAGAGTGCGGCGCCCATTTAGACCCGGGAGAAAAATGTGACTGTCAAAAGGAGCGTTCGTCTCTTGACGGTTCAACAGAGCTTTTCTTGAGGCGATATGCGGACATGCAGAATGCCAACGCTGGTCGTGCAGACCTTATCCCATGTCCGCGCTGCGGCAGGTACCGTATGAAACAGCGCTTGCACACCAATGCGGCGTCACGGCATTTCAAAGGCATCACGGTTTGTGACGGATGCGGAATGGATGAAGCAATGCAGGACTTCCACGGTGTCGTTCTCCCGAATGAAGAATGGGCCGTGGTACAGAAATTTCAGTGTGAAAGAGAGTGGCCATATGAGACACAGGAAGAATAGGCGGCTGGCACTGGCATATGCGCTTATCGTCGCCGTGGAGCTGCTGGCAACGGTACTGGCAGGCTGGGCGGTGGCACGCTGGGCAATCCCATATGCGTATGCAGAGCGCGGCTATTGGGCCGTAGGCGGGGAATGGATATTGACGGCCGGCGCGGCGCTGTTCGCTCTTTGGGCCACAAACCACATGTTTTTTGGAGGTGTGCGTAATGCCGGCAAGGTGCAGAAAATGCCACAGGATACTTACGACGCCAGCGGCGGTGGAGGCGGGGTACGGGCCGGTATGTTACGCAAAGGAGTTCGGGAAGTCGTTGTACTCGACCTTAAAGGCAACACGCTCGGCAGGTTCGTCACCGAGAATACGAATGCGCATGCCGCAGGCGGCAAAGCGGAAGAAGATAGAGCCGATGCCATTGCTGGTCGCAGATGTGACATGCAGCCGGGATGCGGACGGGAAAGCGCATGTTAATATTCCGCAGCGGATTCGCTATCACAGCCCGTCCGGAATCGAGTGGGGATATGGCGGGAGCGGCCCGGCGGACCTGGCGCTCAATATCCTTTCCCTTTATGTGGAAGAACGGACGGCATACGAGCTGCACCAGCAATTCAAGAACGACTTTATAACAGTGATGCCGCACGAGGGCGGCACGATCAAGCGAGAGGACATTATTGCATGGCTGGAAACGAAAAAGGCGCTGGCCTGAGCCAACGCCTGTACAAAAGGAAAGGCCCCACCGCCGAAGCAGTAGGACCCACCACACATCCTTATTGTACCACGGTTTCCGAAAAAATCAACTGTGGAGGCGAATATTATGAAAGCTTTTTATCCGCTGGTAGCCTTCGGGCCTGCCCGGCCGGCAGAGTACAGGCGGCGCGATCCGCGCCGCACACCGCTGCCTGAGCCGGAGCAATATGCCGGCGGCACTTCTTTATTCGGGAGGGACTGCGGATGACGGAACAGGGCATCAACGAACTGGCGGCGCGCAGGGATGAGCAGTGGGAGGAAGTCATAGAGCTGTGCAGGCGTTACGGCTATCTCACACAGGAAACAGGGCAATCGGCCACGATTATGAAGAATGCCAGCCAGATAAAAAACCGGGGCTTGGAAATGTACATATTTTTGCAGGTGCAGACCTGCGGCGCATATCCACAGCCCGGAGAATGCGAGGGCGAGGAAGATGTGTTGTGAGTGCGGGCATGTGCCGTGCATGGCCGGCTGTCCGAACGCGCGGGAGGAGGCGCAGGCCGGGATTTGTGCAGATTGTGCGCAACCAATCTATCATGGGGAGGAAATGGTGGATATAGATGGAACGCTGTATCACCTGGAATGCGTTGAGCGCATGAGTACGGTGGAACTGCTGGCGCTAATGGGATACACGGTATGCGCGGCAGAGACTTGAAAGGAGAGCATCGTGGAAGAGGTAAACGAGAAACGCTTGATAATCGTGAAGCAACTCCCGGAGTTTGAGGAGCATCTACACCTGATAAAGGAAGAAGCTGAAAAGCGCGTGGCCGACGCCATGCAAATGGTCGTTTCGGAGGAGACCGTTAAAACGGTGAAAAAGGTTCGGGCCGAACTAAACAGCGAGTTCAGCGCTTTGGAACAGTCGCGCATCGCCGCAAAGAAAGCTGTAATGGAGCCGTATGAGAAGCTGGAAGCGATTTATAAGACCTGCGTTACGGATGTGTATGGTCCGGCAAACGAGCAATTGGGCAGCAAGATTGCAGATGTTGAGAACGGCTTGAAAGAAGCAAAAAAGGAAAAGGTTAAAGCCTATTTTGAAGAATGCTGCGTGGCGGCGAATATCGACTGGCTCAAGTACGAGCAGGCAGAGATAACCGTGACGCTCTCGGCCAGTGAAAAGAGTCTCAAGGAAAAGGCAAAGAGCTTTGTATCCCGCATATCGTCGGAAATCGGCCTTATAGAGACGCAGGAGCACGCCGATGAAATCATGGTCGAGTACAAGCAAACTTTGCTTCTGGCGGACTCCATAAGGCTGATACAAAGACGATATGAGGCGCTTCAAAAGGAGAAGGAGAAAAAAGAGCGCATCGCGGCGGAAAAGGCGCTGAAAGCAGCGGCTGCGGCCAAGGTCAGCGCGGAGTGTGCCGAACAAAACCCGCCGCAGGCAAACCCGGCCCCGCCCGTATTTAAACCACCGACAGAAACAACGGTCCAGCAAAGGATGGATGAATCGGTGGAGATGGCGCCGCCCGCGGCACAGAAAGAGCCTGTCCCATCCAACAGGGAGATTTTACAGTTGACGTTTACGGTGCGCGGCACGCGCACGGAGCTGCGTGCACTGAAGCAATTTTTGACTGAGGGAGGATACGATTTTGAGTAATCAGGTAGTGACCCGTAAAAAACCGAAGTGGTCGGTAGCAATCACCCAGCAAGATTATCAGAACCTTATACACAACACCCTGAACGATCCTGCGCGGGCGAACCGGTTCATCGCGAGCATTTCATCCGTTGTAGCCGTCAACCCGGGCTTGCAGGATTGTGATGCCGGTTCCGTCCTTACCGCGGCGCTGCTGGGAGAAGCGCTGAACCTTTCGCCCAGCCCGCAGCTTGGCCAGTTTTACATGATCCCCTTTGAAAACGCGTTGAAAGGGCCGGACGGCAAAAAACTGTGGCTGTACGATGAGAATGGTGAGCATCTCAAAGACAGCAAGGGAAAATGGATGTGTCAGACTGAAACCAAGGCGCAATTTGTTATTGGATACAAGGGGCTAATTCAACTTGCAAAGCGTTCCGGCGTGTACAGACATATCAACGTCATTGAGGTCAAAGCGGGCGAATTGGAGAGCTATAATCCTTTCACGGAAGAAATCAAGGTACATCCAATTTTGAATTGGGAGAAGCGACGTGAGCTTCCGACAATCGGGTACTATGCCTTTTTCGAAGAGCTGAACGGCTTTATGAAAGCCATGTACTGGAGCATTGAACAAATGATGGAGCATGCCGACCGATACAGTCCCGCGTTTAATGTGGAAGCGTATCATGCGATACAGCGCGGCGAGGTGGCGGAGAAAGACATGCGGAAGTACAGCAGCTTCTGGTATAAGGACTTCGACGCTATGGGAAAAAAGACCATGCTGCGCCAGCTTATCAGCCATTGGGGAAGCATGAGCACTGAATTTCAACGGGCCTATGAAGCGGACGGAAAGGAAATCAATGCAGAACTTCTCCCGGAAAGGGAAGACATGCCGGAGTTACAGCCGGAAGCGGCAACGGTGAGCGAACCTGCCGCGCTCGGCGAGGGGCAGCGGCGTGAGACGGTCGCAGACGCTATCCGTATGCCGGAGAAAGAGCCGGTCATGGTGAGCATGGACGATTTGTAGGAGGAACGGGTCAATGATCGCATGTGATGTTATATCCACAGGCAGCAAGGGCAATGCGGTGCTGCTCAACTACTGGCTGCTGGTAGATTGCGGCGTGCCCTTCAAGGCGCTGGCCGGGGCATACCCGGCCCTACGGCTGGTGCTGCTGACACACATCCACGGAGACCACTTCAACCGCACTACGCTGGCCGCGCTGGCGCATGAACGGCCGACGCTCCGATTCGGCGCGGGAAGTTGGCTTGTGCCAGAGCTGGCGCGGCTTGTACCTGCGGAAAACATTGACGTCATTGAACCGGGACACGTTTACGATTATGGGGCGGTTACGGTGGAGCCGGTACGGCTTTGGCACGACGTGCCGAACTGTGGATATAAATTGCGGTTCGAAGATGGAGAGCGCGCGTTCTATGCCACGGACACGGGCAGTTTGCGGGAAATCTCCGCGCCGGGGTATGACCTGTATCTGGTCGAAGCAAATCACGATGAGGAAGAGATCCGCAAGGCGGTAGCAGCGAAGAAATTTGCAGGAGAATACACATATGAGCGGCGCGCAATGGAAACGCATCTGTCACGGCAGCAGGCCGACGAATTCATATGCCGTAATATCCGGCGCGGCGGCGAGTATATCTACCTGCACCAACATCAGGAGGCACGCCGGACGGAATAGAACGGTCAATGGTGCACCGGAGGGGGTGAGCGCCTGAAATACATCTCAGAAATCAATGCTTTTTACGCATGGCTGGAAGGTAATGACCTTTCACCGGCGGCAATTTCCCTCTGGCACGCGCTCATGATAACTGCAAATAAGGCGATGTGGCCGGATGTGTTTCCTGCATCTATGGATCTTCTCAAAACGCGTACAAGATATGGGAAGGATACGATTTACGGTGCGCGCCAACAGCTCGCAGATTGCAAGCGAATCGAATATTTCGAGCAAGGCGGAAGAAAACCCACGATATATCGCATCATCCCGTTCGTGCCAGAAACTCAGAAGCAAGGATATGCGCCACAGCCGTGCGCTACGCCAGCATCGGAAGAAGAGATAGCATTGCAAAGCAAATACACTCTGATTTGCGAACAAATCGACTGGAATGAGATAGAAAAGCCATGGAGACACACGTTGAAAGATGCTCTACGGCGCATGGTACGCAACCAGAGCACGCAGATACGCGGAGAAAGACTCCCGAGGACACAGGTTATATCCCAGCTCAAACGCCTTGATACAGACGCCGTAAAGCTGGCGCTGGACAGGCTGAATGCAGCTGATAAAGACATTGCGAACCCGGTGGCATATCTCATGACTTGTCTGTACAATGCGCCGGACGAATTGGACGCGATGCTCGGGATTGAATGCGAAAGAGATTTGCCGCATCTGACACAGAGATACAGGAGGTAGCGATGGAGAAATATATCAATTTGAAGAATAAGCGGTTTGGCAGGCTTACGGTCATCAAAAAATTGGAGAAGCCACAAGGCGTAAAATCCGCATATGCGTATTGGTTGTGTAAATGCGAGTGTGGAAATGAAATTGTTGCTTCATCAAGTAGCTTGAGGCGAGGACACACGAGAAGCTGCGGATGCTTGGCAAAGGATTTGCTTACATCGCATGGACAATCAAAGACAGGACTATACAGGCGATGGTACGGAATGCGTCAACGATGCAACAATCCAAAAGACATCAGTTATCCCAATTACGGTGGACGCGGCATTCGAGTTTGCGAGGAATGGGACACTGATTTTCAAAGCTTTTACACTTGGGCGATTGCAAATGGATTTTCTTCAGAGCTTCAGCTGGATCGCATAGATACGAATGGAAATTATGAACCATCAAACTGCCGATGGGTAAAACGTCAAACGAATATGCGCAACAAGAGAAATAACATTGTTGTCCAGATTGATTCAAATGTAAAAACGCTATCTGAATGGGCTGAGTGCTCAGGAATACCATACAAAACGCTTTTCATGAGATACAAAAATGGATGGCGCGGAAAGAAACTTATAAGCCCATTGCGGCAAAAAACGGGCAAATGAGCCTATTTTGACAGGAGGAAAGACTATGGAACCCACCACACACAATCTTGAAATCACCAACGATGCGTTGGCCTGCCGCATGTTCGGTAACCGGGAAAAATACGACCAACTCTGCGATGCGCACGCAGTGGCGGCAGCAGAGAGGGAGGCGTTTTGGAACGAGGAAACGGAAGCACTGGGCATCAACACGGATATCACACGTCTGGCGAGAATGAAAATAGACTCAGAATTGTCGTCTTTCACAGGAGCGCGGAACGCACAGGCGATTGCCGGGCATGTGGCAAGGGCCTTAAAGGAATTCTCAAAAGATACACAATTTGCCCAAGCGGTGACGTCGGGCGGCTCCTTGGAAGCCTGCTGCGCAGAAGTGCTGAAAAACGCGGGATACTCCATCTCAGATATTGAGGTATATCGCCGCGCAGCACAATTCTATTTCCCAAATGCAAGGGTGCAGTTTTGGATGGAAATAACAACCGGGGAAGAACCGATGCTGGGCGAGATCCCAGAGAAGGGAGACCCGGTGGGCCAGACGAACAAGGCAAAGCAGCCGGAAGTGAAAAAAGCGGCGCCCGGAAAAAAGGAGAAGGCAAAGCGCGTGCAGCCGCAAGAGACAGGAGCCATTCAGATCTCATTGTTTGGAGAGGGGGCGGACGGAGAATGATCGCGTACAAGGCATTCGGCCCGGGACTCGTATGCAGGAACTATCAATTTGAGAAAGGCCGTAACGTGACGGATAAAGCGAAATGTGCCGCCGGTGGTTTTCATTGTGCGGAAGATCCTCTCGACTGCCTTTGCTATTACCAATGGAATGGCAAGAACGAATTCTGGATTGTGGAGGCAGGCGGGGATATCGACGAAGACGGCGTAGATACCCGTATCAGCTGCACGGAACTGACGACGCTTGCGAAGCTGGACGAAGAACGCTATCTGATGGCGGCTGTGGCATACATGATGCAGCATCCGGAGCGCACGAGAAATAAGGTCGTAGACCAAGGCCCGTTCCATGTGTGCCGTGATAAGGAGCCACGGGCGACGGGAAAAATGAATTCCTGGATACTGTTGGCCCGGGAAGAGATGGGCGAAGTTAGAGAATATGTGATCGCGCAAGTTGATGGAGTAAAGGTGCGTGCGGGTCACGAATACGGCATGTCCGAATTGAGAGAGGCGGTGCAGGCATGACAAAGGCGGAAGAATTCTTGGCATTGTGTCCACAGCCGAAAGCTTCTCCTGTCTCCTGCTCCGGGCCGCTTCGGGCAACAGTCGCAACGGGCATTGCGGCGGGCCGATACATCAAAGGTGATGTGCTGACGGTTGCCGTATGGGATAGAGCTAAGTCACCTTTGGTTGTGTGGTACTTCTACGGAGAAGAGTGGACCGGCACACTGCGGGGAAATAAGGCTGCAGATCGAAGGGATTTGCGTGTGGAATGGGTTGAACCCGCTCAGCACGGCGGTAGCCTGCGATACCGCGAGGTTTCCATTATGCAGGAGGAGGAACGCCTCTTGCGGGAATATTTCGGATGCACCGATAAGATCTCCCCGATGGAACTGATTTATAAGGCACAAAACGCTCGGTCGCGACGCTTGCGGAGCGAAAGAAACCAGCGCCAAGCAGAGGAAACGCGTCAATATATGAACCGCCTCCCGCCGTTGCCTGGCGATTTTGAAAAACGCATCCTGAAGAGTTGCAGCGACGCGGTGTTCCTGTGGTTCAAAAATCGAAAAGTGAAAACGATTTTGCCGGGAGGAGAACCGGGCAATATGTGGGTGCAGGATGTGCGATGTGACAGCTGCGGCGGGGAATACACAACGGAAGCAGAATCGCTATCACACCTTGGCATGACGAAGTGTGCGGCGTGCGGAAAACCGATGCTTGCACACAATACAAGATATGGCGCGAAGCGGAAAGAGCAATCCCGCACTTTTGTAATGGCGCAGGAGACGCCAGACGGTCTATGGCTTCGGAGATTTTTGGTGTTCTTCAGTTTCCACGAGAAGAAAGCAAATCTGGAAGTTTACGACAGAGATATTTACCTCATTGACACGAAAAGAAAAGCCATCCACTGGAAAAGTGAGTACAGATGGCAAGAAAAACGCTCGGAGTATGTGATGGCACAGAGCGCTGCCCTCGAAAAAATGTTCGTTTGTTCACAAGGTATGTATTCGGGAAGCGCTATGGTCTGCATGGACGAAGGACTTGAAAAACAAGTAGAAAAATACCTTGGTATGAGTTGGGTGAAACGCTACTATAAGTCGGCAGACATCATGGATATATGTCTTTTGTGGCGAAAAATAAAGACTGTCCCCATGCTGGAATCACTTATAAAAACGGGATGGTGCAATGAGTTCCTGAAGGTGTTCTACGGAGCGTGTCGGCGTACATGGCTGAATCTCAAGAGCAAAACCTACTATGGTGTATTCGGCTTGAATCGGCAGGAAATGCGGATTGCGGGGAAAACGCACGATCTGCAAGAAGTGGAACGTGCGCACAGCTGGAAAGCTGCTGGGTTGGCAATCACCGAAGAGAATTTGAAGATGGTGAAAAAGATATGGTCTCCCGCCGAAGTTCAACGACTCGGCAAACGCTTTGGTACCGGGAAAGTGCTGAAATATCTCAGACAGTGTACGCGGAGAAACGGCGGAGATGGAAAAGTGATTGATTCGCACATCACGTCCGACTGGCTTGATTATATCAGAATGGCGGAAAAGCTGGGGCTGCAGCTCGAGCTTGATATCGTCCGTTTCCCGCTGGACCTTAAACGCCGGCACAATGAACTGGCAAGCCAAGTGAAAGAGCAGCAGGCAATGGCCAGAGCGAGCCAAAGAAAAGCCGCTATCGAGGCACGGGCGCAGGCGCTTGAAGAAAAATTCTCCATCAAAAAAATCATGGGAAAAGCAAAAAAACTGTACGAGTACGCCGGAGACACCTTCTGCATCTGCGTCCCTGAGGGCGCCGCAGATATTATTTCAGATGGAGAATTCCTGGACCATTGCGTGCCCCGAAGCGATAGATATTATGAGCGAATCTCAGAACGTGAGAGCTACATCATGTTCTTACGGCGGGCAGAGAAACCAGACGTACCGTGGTACACGCTCGAAGTAGAACCCGGAGGGACGATTCGGCAAAAGAGAAGCTACGGGAACGAGCAGTACGACGACTTGAAAGAGGCCGCGCCCTTCTTGGAGGAATGGCAGCGTGTTGTAGCTTCTCGTATTGGTGATGACGAAAAGATGCTGGCGCAGCGCGCAAGGGGATTAAGGCTTGCAGAATTCGCAGAACTCAAAGAAAAACAGACTGTTATACGCAACGGGAAGCTGGCGGGAAAACTGCTGGTGGAAGAGCTGATAGCCGATCTGATAGAAAACAAGTGCGGGTGATGGTATGGAAATTCAAGTGAACAATCTGACCGCGCCAGAGCGGCTCGACCTCGGGCGAATGCTGCTCAAGGCAGGATATACCGTGCAAATGACACGGCGGCACCGCGCCGGGAAAGCGAGCGGAGCATATGACTATTACATAAAGGCGGAAATGCTTGATGATAAAAAATCCTAAACTGAATGCCAGCGGGTGTCCAGATCCCACGGCATACAAGGCGTTGAAAGGAATAGCGCGAGAATCTGCTGACCGGGAGAAAGTGGTGCAGGACTACATCCACATCGTAAAAGCACTGGCCGACGGTTTGGGCCTCGAAGTGCAGAACCGCATTCACCTGCGAGATATCAAGACGGGAAAGGAGTACAGGTAATGAACAGAAGCCGGTTGGAGTGGGCGGACTTCGCATGGGCACCTATTACGGGCTGTATGCGGGAATGCACGGCATGTGTGCCGCGTAAACGTGCGTTTTGTGCATCAATAGATGTGCGCCATCATATCACAGACCCGCGCTGCAAAGGTGATAAGGACGCCCGATTATTTGAACTCGAAGAACCCTTTTCCTCGGGTAGAAACATAATTGCGCTACCGTTTGGATTTTTCCCGACGCGCCACCGTTACAGGGATGATAACCCGGGCCTTATAAAAGTCAGCCGCAGATTTCTGGTTGGGCATATGGGAGATATGTTCGGGGAGTGGGTGCCTGACAAATGGATTGAAGAAGTATTTGAGAGCTGCGCAAGGTATCCATATCATCGGTATATGTTTATCACAAAAACGCCGTGGCGGTACGAAGCGTTATGGCGTGCGGGGAAACTCCCGGTGCGCTCGAACTATTGGTATGGCACGGTGCTTGAGAATTCGCAGGATACGGCGTTCAATGCGCACGGCGTGAACAGCTTCGCTCTGATCGAACCTGTGTCCGGCTCATTTGCGAATCCGGCAGGGCATACGCAGCTCCGAAACGTTTCGTGGGTGGTACTTAGTGCAGAAAGTGGAAGAGCGGCAATCAATGAAAAAATGCAAGCCGTGTGGGCAAAAGAAATCGTTGAAATAGCCGCGGCGAATGGTACGCCGGTATTTGTCCGCAACAATCTGCGCGATCAGTGGCTCCCCGGCGCACCGCAGGAATATCCGGCAGAGCTGCTGCGGGAGAATGCCAACACCAGCGACGAATATCGCGCGTACCACTATGGACGGTGCCCTATATGCGGCCAGGAAAGCCCTACAAGGGAGATGTTGGCGCTGATGGTACGTGTGGGCCGTACAGCGCCCCGGCGCCTGTGGTACGTTCACAGGCCGTGCCTGGAGCATCACGCGCAGATATGGGGCGGCGCTGATACATTGGACGCAATCATCGAAGAGATGACGGCACGCCAAAAGGCATAAGAAAACGAACGCCGGAGCAGCTGCACGGCGGAATATAGAATTTTATAGGAGGACTCAAAATGTATATCGAAAAATATGAAATCGCCCCAAAACTCGCAAATCTGCGCGGCGCGGTGCCGTGCAGCAAGCAGGGAGCGATACCAGCGGGAATGCTGATTGACGGCGATACCGTTACAGCTGTCAATGAAATTATGCAGATTTCGGCGAAATTGCCGGCATCTATGGAGCATCCGACGGTGCTGGCAGCAAAGACAGTCGCACTTATTGAGAGCCTGCCGGATGGGATGATTTCGATTGAGTCAGACGAAAAAGATATGGTAACGATAGGCGCGGGCACGATCACAAGCAAACAGGAGGGGCTTGACGCCAGTAAAATGGTGCTTCATCAGCGTCCTAAGAGTCCAAATCACGCCTTAGAGATTCCCGCCGAGGCGTTGTTTAACGCGATTTCGAATGTGCTTTATGCCGTAAGCCGTGAAGATAAAAAGCCTGCATTTGGTGGGATATTTTTCGACGCAGACGGTGCGACGTTGAATATCGTTGCTTGTGACGGATACCGTTCTGTGTGGACAACAATCCCGCATGAGGGCGAGTTCCATTTTATATTGCCAATGGTGGCAGCAAAGGCAATCATGTCACTGGGCGAGGCTGAGGCAGTAAAAATTGAAGCCAGTGCATCAGCGGCGTATATCGAGATCGGAGAATACATGATGGTGACGCGGCTCATTGCGGATTCTTTTATGGACTACAAAAGAGCGTTCCTTTCACAGCCACCGATGTGTGCCCGGCTCCCTAAAAAAGAAACGATGGACGCTTTGCGGCGTGCCTTGCTGGCCACGAATCAGGACAAGTGCATCATTATGTTGAGGTTCGACACAGACAAGTGTACGATCTCGGCTAAATCCGCAACGGGGAACTATGCGGAAGACATTGCAGGTGGTTTTGAGAAGTTGAACGGATTTGACATTGCATTCAACAGCCTTTATCTGATAGATGCAATCAAGCATTTTGATTCAGACGATTTGACGATCTACTTTGCGGGGCGTCTCCGTCCGGCGCAGATGGAAAAAGACGGATACCGCGCGCTGGTTCTCCCGGTGAAGACCAAGGAGAGTATCTGAACTAAAAAACACATAATCCCGGGTAGCGGTTGGGGCTGCGGGGTCTCTTGCGTGGAAGCAGTGAGTCACGAAGGCAAGAGCAAATGGAGAGGCCGTTAAAAGCAAAAGGCAGCAAGCCATGGAGGATGATAAGCGAATGAGAGATCTACATGCATTGGATAAATGGCGTCTGGATGTGCGCAAATACTGCGGGAGCAATGGCGACGATAAGAATGGGGCTTTTAAGATTTTTGTGAATGGCCGAGCGCTATTCTGTATCGCCTCAAACGGTAGAGGCTGGGAGCACGTAAGCGTGTCGCCGAAGAATCAGAAAAGATGTCCTACATGGGAAGAAATGTGCGCGGTGAAAAATCTGTTTTTTGAGCCTGAGGAAACGGTGATTCAGTTTCATCCGGCACAATCGCAGTATGTAGACCAGCATCAATATTGTCTGCATTTATGGAGACCCATTGAACAAGAAATTCCGACACCGACCGTAGAGCTTGTTTAAAATCGGGAAAAGTGAGGCGGAAGAGATACATTTTCAGAGGAAATGAAACATGCGATATCGGTTGCATATGAAAAGATGGGCGTAGAGCCGATGTGATTGGAGAGAAAGAAAATGGACGATTTGATAAGCCGAAAGGCGCTGCTGGAAGCGGCAGAGCACAATGTGGAATTTCAAGAGGGAATAGTAGATGTATATATTTTAGAAAGTATTTTGGCAGGTATGCCTGCAGTTGATGCCGCTCCGGTGGTGCATGGTGAGTGGATAGGATACGAAACAAGTTCATATAACGGAAATGATGAGTACGGAGAACCAAGATGGATTCCAAAAAAGTTTTTTAGGTGCAGCGTATGCAGGAAAGGTACAGCAGTTAGACACAACTTCTGCCCCAACTGCGGCGCCAAGATGAATGGAGGGAATGACGATGAAAATTGAGACAGCCATAAATAAAATTCAGAAAGAATACGAAAGAACAAAAAATCTTGAATTTGTAAGAAATCCAATGGCCTACGCTTTATACCAAGTTTGGAAAGAGGCAGATAAAGACGGAGGGAATGACAATGACTGA